TTCTTTTAATTAAATCTGCGTTCTTAGATTTTTCTTCGTAATCAGATATATCAATTCCTAATAAATTAGAACCTATTCTTTTCATAAATTTAGGAGCTGACATTTCCGCTGTTATAACTGCAGTGTTAGTTCCCATCTTAACAAAGTTTGCTGCATCATTTGCAAGATAAATCGATTTACCGATGTTCTGTTCACCTACATAAACTACTAAAGATCCATCTTTATCGTATCCTCCGTTAAGGGCTCTATCTAAAAAATTATATCCTGTGGAAACCTTTTCAGCATCTTCAAAGGAGTGGTCTTCGGGTTTAAAGAAGTCTAATCCGAGATCAGAATTAAATACGATTGAGTTTCTATCATTAATTAATGTTTTAACCTTAGAAATGATCGAGTCTGCATTATCCGGTGTTACTTCGGTAGTTTTAATATACTCTATTGTATCGATAAGAGTGTTATCAAAATTACGCCATTTTATCCATGCTTCTGCCGTAGAAGTTAACCATTCTTCATCATATTGATCTAGGTCTACGTCGTATACTATATCTACTATTGATTCTTCTACTTTTCCAGCTATCTTATCATTTTTGATAAGTAGTTTCATTTGCTCATTAGTTGGAGTTTCGTGAAACTTATCGTAGAATTTAGTGGTTAAAAAATGAATTAAGTCTATATCTTCAGAGGTATAAAATCCTCTCTTAATATTGCCTAAATATTTAGGTTTTTGTAGAGATAACTTAAAGAATATTTTTTCAAAATCGGGTCCAAACTTCATATTTGTTTTTTTATAGTTATTCTACTGTTAATTCTTTTTTTGTTTTTTTGACTTGGATAATCATTATAGAAAAGGGTTTATTTTTATTTTATATGCTTCCTTTCCTTCGTTTTCATTGGTCTGTTCTATAAGACCCATCCCTATCGCTTCTTGCAAACCTTTTTCTATATTCTCGTCTTTTCCTTTTGCAAAATATTTTTTAAGAGCATGTTTAGTAAAACTTGCCTTTTGTCTATCTGGTTGCCTTACTGCTCTCGTAATAAATATATGTAATATGTCAAATGCGTCTGGAAAAGATTCGAGCTCTTCTTGAATACCTAGTACATATTTTATAGGTAACTTATCCTCATCTATCTTGTTTATATTTAACTCCATTATGCTTCACTGTCTTCTAACATTTCTTCAACATCGATTTGAGAAATCTCAGTATTGTAGTTAAATATTGGTTGAATGTGAGCTTCGATTTGCTCTAAGACTTCTTGTGTAAATACTAGATCTGAAAAGAAATCTTTGTTTGCAACTGTATGGTCTAGGTGTTTACATATCCATGTTCTTGCGGTTGCTTTTGGAATCTTTTCTCCTTTCACAATGTTTCCTCTTGTGATTCCACATATATCCCATGTTGCATATTGTTCTAATCCAACATAAGGATTCATACCTTCTGTAAAGTTTAAGTGAAACTTAATAGGATGTGGTTTTGCAAATCTATTTTTATCTGGCTTAGCAGTAACTATGATACCTACCTTTTCTGCTCCGTCTTTTAATTGCGCCTTATTTAACATCAATACAATTGATGCCGCATACTGTGGTCCTGTTCCACCGCCTGCGATTTGCATTGGAATAAAGGATTGAGATTGGTATGTGTGGTTTGTAAATAAGAAAGGTATTTTAAGATCTGCTAATGGGGTCATTATAATTCTAAAGATAGATTTTAAAACCTTAGATCTAGTCATATCTGATTTGTCAGAACCGCTTGCTGCGTCTGCTATTTCTTTCGCAGTTGCTAAGTTACCAGCTGAATCTAAAATAATCATTACTTTAGGAACTTCACCACCTGCTCTTTTAGCTTCTTGCATTTTCTTAGTAATCGTAGTTACAGAAGTTCTAAAATCTTGAACAGTGTTAGTTGGTTGATAATTTACCTTAGAAGTATCAATTCCGAACTTTTCCATTTGCTCTTTATCGACTGCTGCTTCTGAGTCATAGTAAATTACGCTATAACCTTTATCAATAGCTTCTCTTACTGTGTTTAGCATTAAAAAGGTTTTACCAGTTCCTGAAGGACCTGCAATAGAAGATGATCTATTATTGGGCCATCCCTTAAACAATGAACCTGATACGCATGCGTTTAAGTGGTAGTTTCCTGTGTGAATCCAATCTGTTACTTCTGAAAAGTTGGAACTTTCCATAATAGAACCTAAAGGATTTATATTAGCTAATTCGCTATTTAAATCGTCAAATGTAAAATCTTTATTTTTTGCCATCTTTGAATAATTTTTTTTCTTGTTTTCTTAGTGTTTCGAGTTCTTTTATTAGAACATCAGATTCTTTTTTTAAAGAATCCATTTTATCTTGTAGAGAAATTAACTTATCATAAATAACTTTATACTTTACAACAAAAGCCTGTTGTTCTTCATTAAGTTTAGTTGGATCTAGCATCTTCTCTTTCTTTTATTTCGTCAAATATACTAATTTGATTTTTATCAGTTCTATTTGCTTCAAGTTCTTTAATAACTTCTGGCCAAACTAGGTTTCTAACCTTATTTCCTAATTCATAATTATTAGGATTTGTTTTTACCAATTCTATTATTTTACCTTTAAAATTCATTTTGTTTATTTTAGAATAATGATGTAGAGTAAATTAAGTTTCTATTTAGTCTTTGAAGACCCACTGAAGTTAAAACTCTATTGATCGGATCTATTACAGATTTTTCAAATTGAGTTTCATAATCTACTTGTGGAGCAATTTCATACGGATGAGCACCTGGCTGATACGCATACATTTCACATACATTATGGTTACAATGATATAGTTTTAGTTTTTCACCATTACCTATCATTTTATACTTATTTTTATATTTAGGATTCTGATTCATTAAGAAATTATAAAATCCTGCTGCTTTAACATTTGGAGGACATTTTAATCCATATTGAAATTCTATAGTGTCGTCTACGATATATTTTTCAATGTTATTTGTTCTTTTATTAAAAGATATTTCGTCAACGTTAGCCATTTTAAATTCTTTCTTTGCAGTTTTCAAAAAAGAAACTAATCTACTTAACATGTCCGCAGTTGGTTTCTCAGAAAGAATTAATTTGAGAGCTTCGGTTAAATGCTTTCTCGCAAGTGTAGGAGTGGAAGACTGAATAGTATCAAATCCGATTGTCTTAATTTTCTTAAGAGAAGGGTATCTGTCATCTATTTCTAATTTATCTTCCCATGCAATATCCTGTAAATACTTTTTCTTAGCTAGCCAAATTCCAGAATACGCTATAGTTTCTAATTCGAAAAATAAGAAATTATCTGTATTGGTTGCTTCTGCATATTTTTTCATGGCGCCTGTTATATAATCTTTAATTCTAAAATTATATAGTTCCATGATAAATTTGTCAATAGGCATTTTTTCTTCGTGCCATTCAATAGATTCATACATTTCTTCAAATTGTACATAGCATGAATCTGTATCAATATAAACTACAGAAGGTCTTACTAATTTATTTTTAATAGAAATGTTAAAATGTTTGTGTACTTTCGAATCTTTAGGCCAAAATTCTTGAAAATATTTATTAAGAATTTTTTCAGAATATAGAATTGCGTTTTGACCCTGTAATGTAATTGACTCTGCAATGTCTATGTTAAAAAAATGGAACCACTTATTACCAAATGCACCATAAATAGAGTTCAGAGTTACCTTTACTGCTTGTTCATATGCAGTATACTTAGCGGACATAGTTTGATAATAGTCCGCTAAGTTTTGCATTTCATCCCTAGTAAGGTCTTCTTCGGGCTTGTTAATTAGTGTGTTTATATCCATCTATTACTCTGCTGTTTGGCAAGTTGCAATAGTTAAAAGTGTTTCAGAATCATTAGATCTTAGAACAACTCTATTGTCTAAGACATGGGCTGTATAATCTTCTTTATCTAAAAGATTTAGGTATTTTTTGAAAAGAGTTACATTAGTTCCTGAATCACCATCGTAATCAGGTGTTACTAGCATATTATAAGTTTTACCTAATAATTTAACTCCATTTCCATTCGCGTTAATTGAGAAGGTTTCTTCTTTATCTAATGAGAATAGGTTTCTCACTTTAGCAAGTGAAGTATAGTCTAAATCAAACTTGAAAGTAGACGCTTCGGTGTTAAAAATACCTTGAATTTGAGAATCCGTAAGGTCTTTATATCCTAATGATGGCTCAGAACATGCTAATGTGATTTCTAATTCATCATTAAAGATTTTAAATGTAGTTGCTACACAATCTTCTTCGTTTTCTACAAATTCTATTTCTGCAGAAATTGCGTCATAGTCAAATTGCTTAAATGCATCTGTAATTTTAGAAGCGTCAAAGAATGCTATCTTTAATTCTTTTTCTGTTTTAATAGCATCATCTTCTAATTGAAATACTTGAGCGATTGGCATCCTGTGATGCTTAACTGCATCTCTTTGTGGCAAGTAAGCTGATGCTTGTACTACGCCATCCTTTAATTTAAAATAGACAAAAGAATCAATTACTTTAAGTCTATTTACGAAGCCGATGAAGTTGTTTGAATCGACCTTACTGATTGAAATTTTCATGAATGTATAATTTTTATTTGTTTATTATTCTACACAAAAATCATAAATTGTTTCAGTAAAAAAATCGAAGCCAGGAAGTAGCGAACTCCTGGCTTCTAAAATCCGAGAACTATCTCGGCCCTAAGACGTGGTCTTCAAACCACACCTTTATCCATCACAAGCCAAGCAATCATCCATTGCTCGCTGTGCAATATCTCCTCTCAATACTGATTCAGTTCTCATATAGTAGAGTGTTTTTATTCCTTGCTTATAAGCTTCTAAATGAACTTGATTAATATACTTAGGTTCTGCCTGAGTAGGAAATGCTAAGTTTAAAGAAACTGCTTGATCTACGTACTGTTGTCTAACTCCCGCTTGTTTTACTAATTCCATCTGATTAATTTCCTTAAATGTTCTAAACACATCTTTAACTGAAATATAAAGATCTTTTTCATGATCAGTTAATTTGTCATAGGCAGTCTGTCTGATTGGAGCATCGTTACTTCCTTCTTTTACCCAATATTCATCTAATATATCAACTCCTTGAACAGAACCTCCATCTTCTAATATTTTATCCCATACACTTTTCTTATTTTGTTTAATCTTAGCTAGCATGTCTTCAAGTGCAGGATTCTTTCTAATAAAAGTTCCCTTTGCTGTTTGCTCAGTAAATACATTTGCGGCCCATGGCTCTATACCTGGAGAAACGTTACCTGCTAATTTAGAATTAGAAACCGTAGGGGCGATTGCTCTTAGGTGAGTGTTTCTCATTCCAGTTCCTACACACCATAGCGGTTCTCCAAATTCTGTAGCTAAATCTCTACTTGCTCTTTCACTTTCTACTTTAATTTGTGAAAATATTTTTCTAGTTTCAAATTGTGCAGACAATGAGTCGAATGGAATATTTCTATCTTGTAAATATGTATGCCATCCTAGAACTCCAAGGCCTAATGCTCTTCCTTTTTCAGCGGATCTAACTGCATTTTCAAACCCTCTCATGTATTTTGCCCTGTGAATAAATTCTTGAAGTACGCCATCTAAAAAGTACGTTGCTGTATAAATTAAATCAGTGTCTTTCCACTCATCATATTTCTTAAGATTCACAGAAGATAGACAACATACAAATGAATGATTTTCATCAGTATGTAGAGTAATTTCCGAACAGATGTTAGTCATATAAACTTTTAAACCATTTTGTTTATATGCATCAGGATTCATTCTATTGATATTGCCCTTAAACATTATATATGGTTCTCCCGTTGCTCTTCTTTTTCTAATCACGGCGGCCCATCTTTTACGAGCTTCTTTATCTCCAGCCTCTATCTTTTGCATAAACCCGTCAGATACTACAATACACTGGTGTACGTTTAAACATTGTCTGTTTACGTCACCTTTAGGTTCTCTAACCTCTAACCATTCCCAAAAATCATCATGTTCTATATCTATATTGACTGACGCTGCACCTCTTCTTACTGAACCTTGATTAGTTGCTAAAATTGTAGAATCATAAATTTTTATAAAAGGGACTACTCCGTCCGAGGTACCGTTCCCTGTAATAGTTGCTCCAGCTGGTCTAATTTGATTTACACCAATTCCAACTCCTCCTCCATGTTTAGCAAGTAACATTAACTCTAAATTTTTAGAACCTATATCGTGAATTGAATCAGCAACGTCGATCCCGAAACATGAAATTGGAAGGCCTCTTTCTGAACCTGTATTTGAAAAAACAGGAGTTGCAAGATTTAACCATCCTTTCCACATATAATCGAAAAATTTACTTGCTAATTCTGGTTTTCCTAATCTATGTGCCACTGTTGTTGAAACTCTCCAATATGCGTCCTTTGGAGTTTCTCCTTCTAAAAGATAACCTTTAGATACGGTTTTAACATATACTTCTGTGTTTGCCCATACTGGAAAATCTATTCCTAGCTTCCATCCTTCTGATTCTCCGCAATTTCTTTCTTTTCCCTTTTCGTTATACTCCGGACTTGGAGCATCGTTATAATTTCTAATCATCTTTAGTTATATTATCTTTTAAAATAAATCATCTTCGTCCCAGTTTTCATCTTCTCCTGCTTTAGAATAGTCAGTTGGCCTAATTGCAAAAAAGTCAGTATGTGTGTGTCCTCCTGTGAGGTGATAAAACCAATCTAATTCAGAAGCAGATTCTTTATTATATTCAAATGCAGAAGAATAACCTAATTCTGCGAGCTTTTCGTTACCTCTTTTCTTAATAAACTCCTTTAAATTAGAAGCTTTTAGGTTTTCAAGATCTCCCATTTCAAACATCTTATCAATAAATTGCATTTCCATGTCTATCATAAGCTTTGCTGCCTCTTTAACTTCCGTTTCTACCTCGTCTCTTAGTGTAGGATATTCTTCGCACATGTGATTAAATAATTGGCATCCCATCTTTGAGTGTAAAGATTCGTCTCTTACTGACCACTTCATTTGTTGGCCAATACCCTTAAGAAGGTTTCTCATTTGAAAGGAATAAAGGACTGCGAAAGAAGAGTAAAGAGCTACTCCTTCTGCAAATGCTGAAAAAATAGCTAAAGATCTAGCAACCTCTTTCCTTGCCTCTGAGTTATGTTCAAGATCACTGTGCTTATATTCAGAAGTAGTATTCATCAAGAACTCAAATCTTTCAGCGGTAGAAGGTTCGTGTAAAAATCCTGAAAAATCATCTAATCCTAAGGTTTCATTTAAATAAGAATATGCAGTCGCATGTATAGTTTCTTGTGAACCAAACATCATAGCCATTTGTCTAATTTCATGCTTAGGAAACCAATCTGTAACCATATTAGTCCAATAATCAGAAACCGCACATTCAGTTTGTGCAAACCCCAAAAGAATATTACCAACTAAGTTTTTTTCAGAAGGAGAAAGATTCTCATTCCAATCCTTTACGTCTCCTTGCATGGAGATTTCGGTATGTAACCAAAACGCTTGTGCCTGTTTTAACCATCCTTCTGTATAATATATTGGATATTCAAAAGGCTTAAATTCTACTCTTTCTTTAAAAATTGATGGATTCATAATTTACGTTTTCTTAATTTTTTACACAATAGACCTAAGTCTAAAAAAGACCACACTGATAACAGTTGGTCTCGGGTTGATAGGTGTTATATATTCGAGTACATATGTTAACTACCATCCCGAGAGAAAAAGATTAACTTAATCTTTTTCTAAGTTTATCAGCTTTTGTAAAATACTCATAAGAAGTATTCTTATAAGCTTTACGCTGATCATACAGGTCTGCTAATATTTTTTTTAACATTGAAGTTTCTTGCTTGTATACAACTCCGTTCTCACATACAATAACTTCTTTGTCATTTCTTCTTTCTTTTATCTCACTAGAATCTATTTTTTCTATAAAGGAATCTGGTGAAATATTAAATTGTCTCATAATAGAGGGATATAGAGAAGCAAAGTCAAAGGCGCTTACACCTTCATAATACCCTGTGATAGGTTCTTTTACAAAAGCTCCGGCATATTGTCCATTCTTTTCTCCATCTTCTTTAGGTTCTGATCCAATTCTTTTACCTTCTTCTGAAAGTTTTCTTGCAATCAATGATTCTGTTACAGCAACCGGAGATGCAGCTTTATAGAGAGGCATTTTTGTAATGTTTGCAAGAGTTAATAGAACTTCCATTGACTTTAATTGTTGATCGATATAATATACAAGAACCGAGTCAACTACATTATAATAAATGTATTTAGTAAAATCATCTCTATAAAGGTCTTGGAGTGAACCTGTAAACTTAATCTTATTTACATTTAGAACTTGTCCTGCTACATAATCAAGTGCATTAGATTCTTTTACCTTTACAGATCTATCATACTTATCATAAAGTTGCATGTAATCTAAGATTCCAATGTGCAAAGGTCTACTATCATTTCTATCTAAAGATTGAGTCATAGAAACTTCTGCAACATCTATTTGAAGTCTTTTACATCTGTTTACAATATATTGCCAGTCATAGTTAATAAAGTTCCAGCCTGTCATCATTGGAAACTTAGGTAGAAATTTCATTAAGAAGGTGTAGACCATATCATATTCAGTTTCAAACTTATGATACCTAAATTCCCAATCTTGATCAAAGTTCTTAAAATAGTTATTAGTATCTTCTTCAATCTTTTGAATATTAGAAGAAGACATATCTTCTAATCCAAGAACAATTGCTTTATGATCAGGTGTGATAATAGAAAAAGATAGAATTCTACTTTTTGCTTCTTCTGCTTTTGGAAAACCATCAACAATTTCTGTCTCAATATCGACAAAATATGTTTTAGGCATATTATATGCAAAAATTTCTTCTTTATCTTTTTCAGGTAAAGAGTCTAGAAAATAAGTTAAAGAAAATTTATTGTATCTTCTTGCGTTACCGAGCTTCACTGATCTTCCGTCCCAGTTTTTATGGTCTAAACTTCTACCCCTATCTTTACCGTCACATACATACCAATTCTGATATTGCTGAACTGGATATTGTTTAAAAGCTACTTTACCCTCGGTGTCGTAATACGATATAATTACATCCTTGTCTCTTTGTTCAATGTCTAATATCATTAATAGCCTCTTTTTTGACGTTGAACATTTTCTTCTGCTTTTGCGAAATAATAGTTGTATGCTGTTTTAGCATCGAGGCCAATTGATGCCGCATAATTAATAAAGAAGTGTAGAATATCTACCCATTCCATATATAGTTCTTTCTTATCATTTTCAGAAAGATCTGAAACTTTAAGATTATCAAACTTCGTGAAATCTTTTTTCCAATATTTCCAGATAGCATTTCCGCTACCGTCTTTAATACCTCCTAAGGCATCTGTCATTTCATGAATTTCATCAATAACTGCATGGGTGTTACAGTGCCAAAAATTCATAACTTCCCTAAGTGTCATGTCTTCAAAATTAAAACCATAAGTCTGCTCTTGCATTTTCTTTTGGTTTTCCATGATATCTGCCAGGTGAGTGGTAGATTCTGCATAGAAGTCTTTAACTTCTAAGTCTTTGCATTCGTTGTCTATGTTTGCCATTTTTTCGCTACTTTATTATAATACTTAAAACAATGAATTTGTTTTTAATTCTACTGGTCTTTCTACAGATCTTTTATTAACATTGTTAATAGCTTCGAAGAGATCAGTGTTAACAACTTCTGGGGCGTTATGTAATTTAGCCAATCTTAGTGAGTTTTTTCTGAACTTATCTCTTCTTTCATGATCGTTTGCTAATTCTAACATCAACGGAATAGAGGCTTCGATGTTATCTCTATCTACAAAGATTGCAAAATCTTCTAATTGAATGAATGGAACTCCTTCTGTTCTGTGAATTACATGTTCTCCCCAGTGTTTATCGAAAAGAGGAATAGTTCCTGCTGCGATTACCTCGCACATTGCATATTCTATCATAGAACCGTAAAGTCTTTCAGGAAGATTAAAGAACTCTGCGCCAAACATTGATTTTCCTAGTTCTCCCATTCCTTCAGCTAGATTATAAGGTCCGTGAATGTATAGTTTATTAGTCTCCTGTGGATATGTGATTGGATTCTTTTTTTCGTTTACTTCAAAGATGTCTGGTCTTAGTGTTTTTCTATCTTCTTGAAGAAACATAGGAAGAGCTCCCATTGATCTTTCAACTCCTCTACATTCTGTTACAAAATTATGATCTTTCATTAATTCCATAATATCGAACATTCTAAAAGGATCTTTAAATCCTGCAAATCTACCAAAATAAGTAGTTCTTCTTTCTTGCTCTTCAACTGGAACTACAACATGATTCCAAGCATCATAGTCATAAGGATTAAGATTCATTTCAATAAGTGGAGTATCAGGTGCATGTTCTCTTAATTTATTTGCAAAATTAGATCTTGCTGAATAATTAAACATTGCATCCATAGATTTCATAATCTCCCAATATTTATAATTCTTTGCGAGATTTGCAGTATTGTGGTCAAGGCAATTTCCTATTTTAATAGGATTTTCAAGACCATAAATACAGTGTTCGATAAAGTCTTCGTTAAACTCATCTCCAACTGATTTGTGTGGATATGATGTGTAATAAACTACATCATTTTTTTCAAGTTCTTTTGCGATATTAGGGATATCTTTTCTTTTGAATTCGGTTGCTACGATGTCTGTCATTTTGTGACGAGGCCATCTTTTTTCGATAGCTGCATAAATGGTTGCATCATGACCTTCTTTAATAAGCCAATTATAAAATTCGATTGTGTGTCTTGTGAGTCCACAGCCTTCGACTCCTTTTGCTAATACTAGTGCTATTTTCATATTTGTGATCCGTGTTTTATATTAAATCCTCCATGCTTTCTCCAAGATTCATCTTCTTCTCCTATCTGTATTTCTCCTTCATATCCTTTTTCAGAAGAGTCAGAATATATGTCCATTTCTGAATATACTAAATCTGCCAGGGCTTCGTGCGTTTCTTCGTCAGTTACTCCAATATCTGAACCTACAAGTTCATCCATTCCTTCTAAATCCCAATAGTTCTCTGCGAGATATTCTACAAACTCTTCTTCAGTCGTTCCTTTAAAATTTGGAAATTTTTCAGTTTCTAAAGTTACAATTGGAGTTGCCTCTGCAATGTAACGATACTCTGTTCTTCTTACCTGAACTTTCATATTATTTATTATTTACATAGTTATCTAAACCTTGAATATATGCAACCGCATCTAAGAGATTGTCTCTCTTATGATTGTAACTTTCTCTTGAAAATTTAAGTGCAACTAGTGCCTTAAACATATCTGCGCCTGTTACGTCATGGCCTGTCATACCCTTAAAGATTAAAGCTGCTCTGTCCATGCCTTCTGAAAAAGGACCATAATTACGGTCCGCTTCTTCACTCCTGTTATTTACAATTTCATTTGCTTCTTCTAGAATACTTTTCATAAGAATGTGTTTAGTTATTATACTCTATATATGTGTTTTGTTTACGGATAGTTCTTCTAATTTTTCTTCTATCTTTATAGCAACGTCTTCTGCTCCTTCATTGTATGCAAACTGTGTTTCGTGATCAGGATCAGAAAACTTAATTTCTTCTAACGAAATTTCTATGATTTTTAAAATTATTTCTTTATTCATTTTAATTAGATATAAAATTATTTAGGCTGGTTGTAATGTCTTCTGCGAGATGAGATGTTTTATGTAAATTAGACATTGTGAATTTACCTCTCTTATTTAAATTTTCTTTAACAACCTTATTTGGAAATATATATGCGTATTCTGCATTTAAATTAGAACCATATTCCCATTTAACAAACACGATATGTTTGGCATCTTTACTTTCTAAGTTTCCATAATGATACGCAGAAACGGTTGTATTGGTATGTTTAACTTCGTACGTATCTTTAAATTTTTCACAGGTGACATCATATCCTTTTTGATTTCCTCCTATACAAAGATATTGTGTTTCTTTTGTTTTTGTTAACCACCTTGTTATGACTTCTTCAGTGATCGCTCCCATGACGTTGGCATTATTTTGCCCAAAAGCTTTCTTTACTTTTTCTTCTAATTCTAATTTTAATTTTACAATTTCTAGAATATCTTTCATTCTTATTTTATTTTTACTTCGTAATTTTTATCCCACTTACCTATTTGAACCCATGTGTAATAGTCAGGAACGTGACCATAATCACTGTCTTCAAATCCTTCTCCCATTCCTTCGTTTAGAATAGGCATAATAACCTCCATTACATCTGCAATTACGGGTTGGCTTTCCCATTCTCCCGTATCTGAGTTGTATCTTTCTTCTCTATAATTTCTATAAGGACTTAGTTGTGTATATCCAGTGCCAAAGTCAGTTGGTCCATTCATAATTGCGACCTTGATTCCACTGTAATGTTCAGTGGTAATAGATAATTTATACTGTGGCAGGGCTTTTTTAAGTTGCTTTCTTTTTTCTGAAACTTGTTCTTTTGTTATGTAAGGCATATCTTTAATTAATTATTACTCTATAAATATAACAAAAAAACCCGAGATAAAAAAATCCCGGGCTGTTTTTTTTCAAAAAAAGTGCATTTTTATACGTCTTGTGGAAAATACTTATCTAAAGCTTCTAATTTATCATCTGCATCGACTAACATAGTTAATGCCTCATCTGCATTTTCATAAAAGTCTTTAGTGGAGTGGTCTCCAATACCTGATCCTTTATTACCTAAAAGGTCTAAAGTTAAAAGTGCTTTTGCTTTTTGTGCTAGAGCGTCTGCTCTTAACATTTCGATTAATTTTGCATTCATAATTGAGTTTCTAATAATTTAATAGTTTCTTCTTTTAAAAATTCTTCAAAGGAAAGGGGAATCATTTCTCCTAAAATAGCATTTACCTTTGAGCTATTAAGCGCGTATCTTCTATCGTGTCCCAGTCTATCTGGTACGAATTCATATTCTGGAGTTCTACCCATAATTTTTCCGATCATTTCAATAACCTCTAAATTAGTGTATCTCTCTTCAGAACCAATATTAAATACTTCGTTAATTCTATCTGACATCATTAAGTTATAAATAACTAGCGTATTGTCTGTTACGTCCATCCATTCTCTAACCTGCTTTCCATCTCCATATACTGGAATTTTCTTTCCTTCTTTAATGGATCTCATAATGGTTGGGATAAATTTTTCTTTATGTTGATGGGCACCATAGTTATTACATGTTCTTGTAATAATATATGGTAAATCAAATGTTCTATGTGCAGATAAAACTAACATATCAGAAGACGCTTTAGTTGCGGAATAATAGGAGGATGCAACTAAAGGAAACTGCTCGTCAGCGGTTACGTCTTTACTGATATCGTCCATATCTCCGTAAACTTCATCAGTTGAGATATGAATAAATTTCTTAAGGTTTTTATTTTGTCTTGCACATTCTAATAAATTAAAAGTTCCTTCTACGTTTGTTCTAACAAAAGGTCTTCCGTTTGCAATAGAATTATCTACATGGCTTTCTGCTGCAAAGTGAACTAGATAATCATATTCTCCAAGGTCTTCTATTGTTACGTCACAAATATCTTTTTGTATTAGAGTAACTTTAGTTTTAATATTATTAGGATCAGCGGCGTATGTCATTTTATCTACTACGACGATTTCTGCTGTTGGGTTTTTTCTTCCGATTGTGTTAACGAATTCAGATCCTATAAATCCAAATCCTCCGGTTACAATTATTCTCATTTCTTTTTATTAATTATTGAAGCAGCTTCTTCAGCTGTTACGGATTTTACATTTTCTTCTATGATTGAAGGATTCTGTAGAATAGTCTGTTTAGTGATAAGGTCTTTAATTCTGGTTGTTGACCAATTGTGAGACCTGGTTGTATAAATAACCTCGATTGGCATGTGATCTCCGGTGAATCTTTTACCGATGTAATCATCTCCTAAAATTCTAACATCTGGTTTATAAAACTCGATTAAGTTTAAAAGGTCTTCTTCTGTTTGATACGTAACCACCTCGTCTACGTATTTGATTGCCATTAAAGTTTTATATCTTTCATAAAGAGGAATTACTGGCTTATATTTAGTATACCTTGTTTCTGACGGATCTCTTTGTAGAAATACCATAAAGTAATCACAGTGTTCTTTTGCTGTTTCAAATGTGTAAATATACCCAGGATGGAGAAGATCGAAATTCCCTGCTGTAAATCCTATTTTACCTTTATTTTGATCCATTTATTTTATTTTCTTGTAACTTAATTCTAAGCCACAATTGGTGAATAATTATTTCAATAGATTTTTCATCATCCTGTTCAAGCGCAGTAATAATAGAAAACTGATCAACTAATTTTTTAGCAGAATCTAGATGATCGACGGTGACACATGAATCAATGACAGCTTCGATTTTCTCTATCGCTTTAATTGACCATGTTTTATAATTTCCGGGCCTGAAGATAATGTTATCCATATTGTTTATTATACTGTTAAATTAAAAATTGTTTATATTTTATATTTAGAACGATACCATTTAATTAAGATGCTAGCCGTTTTATAATTAGTAGCCAAGGGGACATCGTGGACGTCACATAACCTCATTAACATTGAAATATCTACATCATGTGGATGTTTATCCAGGGGATCTCTCATGAATATCACGCCAGTAACCTCACCTCTTACCACCATTGCAGCTATTTCGGCATCTCCTCCTAAAGGCCCACTTTGAACAGTGGTAACTCTATTGATTCCGGCATGCTTTACCTTCTTACCCGTAGTTCCTGTGGTAATAATATCAACAGCTTCATTATTAAAAAAATCAAGTCTTTTAGAAACAAAAGCTACCATGTCTGCTTTTTTGTTATCATGTGCGATTAATGCGAATCTCATCTTGTCCATACTATATAAATAAAAAATGCTTTGTAGTTATACAAAGCATTCTAAAATTGTTTAAAACTAATGAGTAGAGTTATATTTCCCAGATCATTACAGTTCCTGCATCATACCATTCGCTGTACCATCCTCTTTTATTTAACTCTTTTTCCCACTTTATATTTACACCTAATTCGTATGATTTACCAGATGTATAGTAATCATAGATTGTTACTCCTTTATATTCATCTCCATCTTCACCTGAAACCCATATACCACCCTGAGAACCATTAAATTCTTCAGTGGTTTTTACAAATCTCATGTATTTCTTTATGAATTTTATAGTATCTTCTCTATCATGTTTCTTTTCGGTAACCAATGATTCGAATGCAGCATCTTTATCAACTATTTCAAAGCTAACTGTATCATGAATACTTGTTTTTCTCTTTCCTTCTTTTCCTTTCTTTATTTCAACGAAAGCTTCTTGTCCTCCAACTTTACCGTCGACTCTTTTATAGAAATAACCGTATTGGGTTTTGATATATTCTCCTACCTTTACACTTTCAGCTTCAATAACTACTGATTCTGCGTAACCTTCAATATCCCATTGAATTCTTTGCATTACGTCTTCACCTCTAAATTCTTTCTTAGCCCATTGTAATAGACCTGGTTCATGTTTAGCGTTTTGTGCCATATCAAATGCATTCTTCCAACCATCATTAGAAGCTACATCTTCAATCCATTGATCGTATTTCTTTCTATTCCATCTTACTTTCTTAACGGCTTTCTTATGTGGACCATCGCCTAATATAGAAGTAGCGGCCATATAACTGCCAGGTTTAAATACACCAAGATCTTCTCCAGTCTCATCGTATTTAATCTCTTTTCTAAATCTTCTTAGTGAATATTCACCACCTTCAATTTGCTTTCTTCTTGAAACTTCACCTTGTCTTTTACCTAGTTCGATTTTCTTTTCTTCTGCGGTTTTAGGATCTGTTTCAAAATGTAAAGATTTAACTAAATCTCCAATACCTTCAAATGCTTCATTAGTTGGTTTACCTTGAAAAGATTCAAATGATTCTAAGTGTTTCATTTTCTTTTTCTTCTTCTTTTTATATTCTTCTTCAGCATCTCCTCTTCCGGCTGGAATATCCCCTGATCCAACTGATGTTTCAGTTGGTAAAGAGACTTCTCCCATTCCGGCCATATCGCCAAGTGATAAGTTTTCGTTTAATTCCATATCTTAATATTCAAATGGAGGTGTTCCATAATCATCCTGTTCGATGCCATACCAAACATTTCCTACTTGAAAATACCACCATCCGTATTTTGTGTCGTCTACTATTTTAAATTTCTTGGGTAATTTGACAGATTTTTTTGGAGCTCTAGCAATATACTTTAAAACTGGAACACCATCGTCCCATGTTTTTTTAGTAGATCTTGCGTCAACAGAACCTCCATCCGAAACAGCATCATAAACTTTAGCATCATCAATTTCAGTAGCTAAAGTATCAATTGCTGATTCATTTATAAATTGCTCATATAGTTTTACTTGTTTCATAGTTCTTGTTTTTTAATTATGACCAGCCTTCTGCTGTTTCCATAGTTTCTGCAAATTGTTCTGCAGTAGTTACTTCTCCCATCCATTCTGTTTCAGCTTCTTCTGATTCACACCAGACTGTTTCACCATTCCAAAAGAAAGTGTAACTCTGTTCTGAACCAAATGGATTTTCATAAGAGCCCGTTTCAACTGAAATTTCGTTTCCACTAGCATCAACGTTCTTAAAGCCAAAACCTTCTAGTTCTTTCTTTACTTTTCTAGCGTTAAATCTTTCGTTAATAAACTGTTCATACAATTTTACTTGTTCAAACTGTTTTTGAAAGGCTTGTCTCTTATGAACTTTATAGCCTCTGTTTCCTGTTCTTCCAGCCTCTGCTTCCATGTGAACTTGCCAAATAGTTGATAAATTTCTAGTGAATGTATTTAATTGACCTCTCCATGCAGTATTTGTAGTAACATGTTTAAATGCTTTTTGAGCAGCTTTCATCCAATCTGCATGTATTTTATTACTAGCTCCATAGTCTCTATCGTCCTTTGCCTTAAAAAAAGAATCAGAATCTTTTACAAATTTCTTTAATAATTTATCTAAGTCTTTATCAAAGTCGTTAAGATCGTATTTAGCAGGTTTAATATCTCCGTAAATTAATTTAGTTCTTTGAACTAAACCTGTTAAGAACTCTCTATCATCCTTGTCGCCAGTAGTTTCCCACTTAAATTTTTCTTCTATTTTATTATTCATAATTTTTAAGTCTTATTTTACCAAACTATGTTCTTGTTATCCCATTTAGCCATTCGCTGCTTAAGCTCTAGAGCTTTACGTTTAGCATCTCTTTTATACCAATCGCTTGAAGTTCCATATTTTTCTTCTTCAGTTTTTGCATTAACGTATGCCGAAACATATCCTTGATAATCTGACAATATATTTGAAATATAATTGGTTAAATCTCTAGGTTTAATATCTCTTCCTTTAGGATCTTTTCCTATTGATAATTCGTTATAGTCTCCCATTTCTTTTTTAGCTAAACCGGCCATTAAGAATTGATGAGCATCTTCAATAATTTCTTTAACTTGTTTGTCTATTTTATCTGGATTATCTGCTCTTTGTGCTAAAATTGATTGATATTTAGTGATGTTTGCTTGTTTAATATCTTTTGGATTATCAAACGCGGTAGCATCGGCTTTTTGAGAAAATCTTTGCGATACTTTATTACTTGTAGAAAGTCTATCTCTAACAGCGTCTAAATTAATAATGTAACATTCGTCTGAAACCTCTGCGATTCTTTTAATATTTCCTAAGCCTGTTCCACTCCATGAACTATGAGATTTATCTATCCCGACAGTGTCTTTAGAACCAGGGTATCTTCCTCTATTCTTTAAAGATCTTGTAGTTTTATGTCTTTGTTTTCCATCCACATACTCTCTAGTATATGCAGCATGATTGTCAAACATTTCGTTTTTACCATTTGAGACTGCTAATAGGGTGTTTCCTGGAATAATATCTTTTCCACCATAACTATTTCTAGGTGTGTAAGGATTTTCCTTTTCGTTTCTAGAAATCCAAAATACTAATACATTTCCGTATGTTTTTGCTTTCTTATAAACTTCAACTGGATTTGAATTAGTGATAACCATGTCGTCGGTTACTTTATCTAATGCTACTTTAGCAAGACCATATATACCCTGTATTAGTTGCTTACCACCCTGTCTGATGTCTATTAAGTTTCTTAGTTTAGAAGACTTAAGAGCTTCATTAAGTTCAATATCTAATGATTCAGTTGCTCTGTATTTTGCAAATTTACCCTTTTTAATCTTTTTAACTAATTCAGCTTCACTGTCGTCCATGTGACCATATACGTCATTACTTGTTGCTGCGTTTACTATTTCTCCAGCATCTCCAATAAAATAAGTTCCACCGGCGAATTCTTCTCCATCCATATCTAGATCCCATCCTCCAGCATCTAATGAATCTTTAGAAATTGTAAATTCTTTACCATCTGCCTTTGAAAGAGCCGATGCTAATTTTTGTGCTATTTTAGCAGTATCTTTCTGCTTCATAACCTTTGCTTCATTGATAAAATTATCGAAGTTAGTATATAGTTTCATTTTCTATAGTTTTTATTTATTGTATATATCCTTTATAAAAGATTCTAGGGTTAAGTTAACTACTTGCTTATTCGTAATTTCTTTAAAAATTCTTTTTCCATATTTAGAAAGCTTGATTCCTTCTTCACTTACCATAAAAAATCTAGAATTTCTTCTCATCCATCTTTTACTGTCAATAGATTTTTCTTTTAAAATATTATTGAATTCTTCTTCTGTTAATATTCCATCCGAAAGAGCTTCTATCATTGCGTTTCTAACCCTTGCAGATCTTCCAGCTGTTTTTGCTGGATGCTTGTCTGTATACTTTCTTTTTATTTGAATTTTAGATTCAGAAACTACAGATTCACCAATACCTGCAATATCTGAGTATTTAACCTCATGCTCTTCTCCGTCTTGATCGATTGCAAATACAACATCATCGTGCCACATTTCTGCATTGTCGTCATTGTTAGAATCTGGGTTATAAACTAGTAGTTGAGTACCGTCTCCTAATTGAATAAACATGTCGTCTTTATTCTTAATTGCTTTTAATAACTTTTTCTTGTTATATTTTTCTTCTACTTTTTCACCTGCTTTTAAAGGTGCCATATCTTTATACATGCCATATAACCAATCCATGAAGTCAGGTGTATTTTGAAATACTTTCTTATAATCTTTCTTAAACTTTTTTAAGAAATCATCCCAGTTTTTAGAATCGGATGCCATCAAATGAATATTTGACATTACACCTTCTGTTATAACTAATTTTACATCTTTGTTTTTTCCAGCTACGGCGTCGTCTAATTCTTTAGTTAAAGACTTTTTCTTTGCTGTTAAATCAATTAATTGTTGTCTTAATTTTGATTTTTCATCACTTCCTTCTTCAGCAGCAACATATACTTTAACTATATCTTTCATTTTATTAACTGTTTCTCCAAACTCCTTTGAAATCTTGTTAATAGAACGAGCTTCATTTAAGGTAGATTCTTCTAATTTTTTAGAAGCTAAATCTTTATCTTTTTTAGAAACATTATCTAAGTAAGACCCGTCTCCCCAGAATTTAACAACTAATTCAGTTTGAGTAGTTGAATGCATTCCTGGTTTGTAAACTGCAATATCTCTTAGTTTTTTATTAGAAGAGATAGTTTTCTTCATAAAGTCTAGTGCTTGTTTCTCGCTTCTAAACTTTTTCATAGCACTTACGCCATCGCTATAAATAACTTCGTAGTTTTCAGTAACTGATGATTCATCTAGTTTATCTAAACCCCAGTAGTTAGCCATGTCGTATTTTACTGGATAAATTGCTAAATCTCCAACATTACCTTCAGTCGCTTCTATGTTTTTAGCAAGATAGAAATCTCCAGCTCCTTCTTCGTAGCCCCAATCAGCTGCGTCTGCTTTCATTTCTTTCTTAAACATTTTAGCAATTTTCTTAAAATTACCAATAGCAATTATTTTTACAACATTATCATTATAATCTATACCCTTATCTCCTACTTTTAAATCTCCTTTAGCTTCAGTAACTACTGACTCATAGCCATCATATTCATATACAACTTTCTTGTTTCCTAATGCTGATGCCATAGCAGAAACTTCAATCCAATTTACTTTTTCGCCATCAGGTCCTTCCCACTTACCTTTACCAAGGCATGTGTAAGTGATACCATTGATTTCAATAGTTCTACCTGCTGGTGCCATCTTTATAGAGTTGCCGGCAGCTTTACCCTTGATTTCTTTTTCATTGTAGAAATCATCATATTCATCTTCATAATCGTCATACTCAGGCTCTTGATACCATGATTGGTTTGGATCTGATTCTGCTTCTTGAGTAAAATCATGTCTTTTCCAATTATACCTAGGATCTGTGACTAAAGCTGGAAAAAGAGTTTTGCGCTTTTTATCTTTAGTTTTTATTTTACCAAACGCTAAATCGATACCAAGTTGTCTTAATTCTTTAAATGAACCTTTCATTGTTTTAACGTCTTCTTCAGTATATCCGTTCATAGTTGCAACTAAGTCATAGTAATCCATACCGCCAAATTCTCCATAGCCTTCATAGTCTCTTTCTTTCCAAGAATTACCTTGGTTGTCGTACATGTAAACGTCTATTTTATTTTGAGGTTCTGAACCAATCTGATCTCCAGTATCTTGTGTCATCCATGAGAATTGACCTTCAGCTATCATTTTTTCATGTAACATTTGAGCACCTGTTGTTACAATATTTAAATAGCTTTCAGGAATTCCATTTGCAAAGTTATGAAGTTCTGGTTCGAAATCTGGCATACCACATGCATATCTTGGATATGTTGCACCTTCAGTATTTACAAGAATTGACATTCCATAATACTCTCCTAATTCGCCCCTTTCAGTATTACAATATAGTACGAATACTTGAGGAACTTGAACCTTAAAATTTGATTGCATAGGATAATCTGGATGACATCCTAATTCTTTAGTAGTATAGACTTCTAATGAATCTAATTCAGAAGAATATTTACTTAATTCTTTTAACGGGATAGAAGCTCTTTGATTAAATAGATCTCCCCAATAAGAAGGTTTTCTTAAAGAGTATTTTCCAGAAACTCTTTTATATACTTTATATAAATCAACGTTTTCATTCATTGAATTTACAAAGCTTTCAAATGTTTTTTTAGTGCTCATTTTTATTTGTATTTGTTTATTTAAACTCGGTTAGGCTTTATTTTATATTTAAATTTACCTTGTGTAATAGAATATATTTGTAATTCGCTAGTTTTTCCAGGTAATTTCTTGTAATAGTGAAAAGCTACTATTTCATGATCTTTAGACTCTATAAAAAGGAATGGAGTAGGTATATCTCCTACTGCTGAAATTACATCGTCTTGTATTTCAGTAAATGTTCTAACGGAAGGCTCAGTCTCTATTATACTTTTAATTTTTTCTGCAGTTTTAGAGTCACTTAGCTTTCCTAATTCTACGTCATTAAATTTAATTACTAATGCGCCGTTATCTTTATCTCCAGGACCTATTTTAAAATCTCTTTCACTAGAAGAAAGGGCCTGAATATCTGTCTTAGTTAAATTTTGAATATGCTTAAATCTTTTTCCACCTACAGTTCCCCATTCATTTATCCAACCTCCACCGGCAGCCATATCTTTACCATCTCCGTCCGGGTTGATTTCTTCAATATTATATTTTACTGCGTCATATAATGCCGTTAACTCCGGTACATAAGTACTATTAATTCCCTGGTGTTTTGCACCTGTTCTCCAATTTTGTAACATGCCCTTTGACATTTGAGCTTCTTTTAACTCACATTTACCAAGGGGTGGTTTAACTGGTGACCACCTTTCATTATATAATTCTAAGTCAGTATCGGCCGCACCTCCACCTATTTTTATATTTTCTACAATATACGCTAGCATTATTTCTCCAGCACCAATTCCATTATCGTCTCTTCCAATATTAAACAATTCGTTTGCTTCGCTTTTATTTAACATTAAATATTGAAAAACTACTCCGAATGTATTGTCATCCATTTTAGAAAGCCATAACCTACCATCAGGTTGCTGTTTAACATCCGATGTTGAAGTAAACTTAACACCTTGCCATGGACACTTATTCTTTTTAAATGTTCTATTAATTGAATTAAATAAATTCTGTTGGGCAGATTTACTTCCGGTCGTTGCAACTCCAATATAGGATTCTATAATTAACGCTTCATTTTCAGCATTGGTTTTTGCAGCACTATGTAGTGCTCTTTCAAAATCGTACCTATCCATTGTTTTCTAAAAATTGTTTAAATGTTAATAATGATTCAGCAACTTCATTTGATTCTGAAGTACCTACTGAATCTTCTAATTTTTTCTTAAGTTCGCCATACATTTTATGTAATGCTTTGGGTGTTGTTGACTTAAATAATCCTTCATCTCCGTCTAGCATTGCGTTTCTAACCTGAGTCGCTGAAATATTATCATCTGTTCTTGGAATTTCAAATAATCTAAAGTCGCTTCTAACTCCAAGATCTTCTCTATAAGAATCTTTATTTACTTGGAATCCGTAAGTTTTCATTCTATCACTTCCTGTTCCCCATAATACAGGTTCATATTTAGGTCTCATTGCATTGAACATAGTATCAATACCTCCTGTTGGAATTACAAAAATTTCTTTTAGGAATGGATATTGTTTTTGAACCGCCTTAAACATCTTAAGTTGCGTTTTTTCATCATAAGGTCTTTTAAAAGCGTCTTCTTTTTTCTTATTCTTTGCTTTGACTAATAATACTACAACAGGATATCCATTTTCTTTGTGTATAGTTTCTAATACTTTAGCATGTCCAAGCGTAAATGGTTGGAATCTACCAACAAACATATTTACTAATTCTCCTCCTTGTTCAGGATGATCTACCTTAAGCGCTTCATTTAAATTAACACTAGTCTTTACTTTGTTATGTAATATAAAATTGTTAAAGTCATATATTGAATTTTCGTCGGTGTTTTCAACGAATATCTTTTTATCTATTTCTTCTACTATATTATTTAAATGCTCTATCATTTCTTTATTTAGAATATCGCTTTCTTTATTTCTCTTTTTTCTAAAAGATCCGAGCGTTATTTTAAATAATTCTGAAAGTATTTCGTTTTCCACTAAAGAAAGTGTGGTTTCGTTTTTAATGTATTTACTATTTAGTTTAAATACACTATGGCTTGCAAAGTCGGCTGATTCAAAGTTAACTCCTATAAATTTAGTAGAATTTTCATTTACATATTTATTAAATATAACGGACATTAATTCAATGTACCTAAGATCTGCTGTTTCTTCGTTTAGTTGAACAGAGTTCATGTCAAATGAAGAAAGATATTCGATTAGATCAGCTATAGTAATCTGATACATGTGACTAGATTCCTTAGAGTTGCTCTCGTTGTTTCTAGTAAAGTCTTCTAATTTAAAAGATTTTACTTTCTTTCCGTCTATAAATGAAATTATTAGACCATCAATCTCAACCTCAAAATCTTCATTCAATATTGGTGAAGTTTGATTCGGATTAAAAATCTTTATTATTTTCTGTGTAAATGAAGTTTTAAAATCCGTAGATCTATCATAGTCAAACGACTCTACAAATTCTTTATCTGACATAGATAAAAGATTTATTAATTCTGTTTTTTGATTTTGATTTAAAGTTCCATCAAATACTATGCTAGGTCCTTGAACTTCTAATTTTTTTGCCCATTTGTTTAAAACAGAAGGGTCATAAATAGTTTTTTTAACTTTACCTGATTCAGATAACGTTTGTATATGTGTTAATATTAAATTATTCTTAGGAAGTTTAGTATATTTGTATTGTGATATTTCTAATTCAGGAAGATAGTCAAATCCAAATTTCCAATCTGTTGGCATTTCTTCTTTAACTGAAGGATCTAAACTTTGAATATGTTTAACCCCTGTTTCGTATAGTCCTACGATAGTTCTATCTATCATATTCATACGAATATCTCCAGATTTAAAATATTCAAACCTTTCTACGTTTCTTCTTACGTGAAAAGATGAACCTTGTATTTTTTCAGTAACTAAAATTCTATTTTTCAGAAGATCCTGAAATGCATTAATGTTAGTTTCTTGAAATACTTGTCTTATTTTTTTAAGTGCCATATCTTATTATTTATCTTCCGTACTTTATAACGCCCATTAATTGATTAATAGCGGCAAATGTACCCGTTAATTTCATAGTTTTTCCTTTATATACGAAAACTATCCCTTCGGTTGGTATAATAGATTCTACTCCACCAATTCTATCTAATCTCTCTAATTCTTTCATTACCTTTTCGATCTGAGCAACGCTTCCGCCTTTCTTAATTTTATCAGCCTCTGTTCTAATCTGATTATGCAATCTTTGCATTTCTTTGTCAGGATTAGCTGCTACAAAATTGGACGCATTTTTAAGAATTATAGACCCTAATTCTAAAAATAAATCTTCGAAAGGTCTAATGTTTTCTTTATATTTCTTTTTAACATCTTCTTTGTCGAATTTCTTAACCGCTGCTGCTTCATCTTTTCCTATTTCCTTTGCAAGACTTCTCATGTTAAGAGTTTTCTTATCTCCATAGGCCCATCTTAATAATAAACCTTCTTTATAGTCTTGTTGTAGATTAGGGAAATTTTCATCAATAGTTTCTCTCCACCACATTTCATGATACCTAGAAACCTCGTCACTATCTGTTAGATTGTAACGATCTCTTAGCGCTTCAATTTGTTTTATAAATTTAGCATGATTTTTTTCAAAATCAATATCTTTTCCTAGTTTTAATATTTGAGGGGGAATTATTGTAAATGTTTTTTGAACATCAGCATCAACTTCTTTTAATGCGGAAACAAGCTCTCCTGCTATTTTTTGCTCTCCAATAATATTTCCATTTCCATCAGTTTCCTTAATATCATGGAATTGTAAAACATCTCTTTCGTAATAAATGACATTAGGATTCTTAGAGTAAATTAATTCCATATTAATAAAGTTCTTACCTTCATTGAATATAGACTGATCCTTCATCTTTGGAAGAGCTTCATTTAGGTCTTTAGCAGCAAACACATATGTTTCTCTTACTAAGGGAACTTCATGCTCTTCAAACATTTTTATAATCCCGTCTAAATCGACTGGGCTAATTAATTGGCCTTTATTTCTAGAAAATAGAGTAACTCCGTTTCTTACTGTGGCAAATAAATTTTGGCCGTCTGTTTTTTCTGTTGCAACTTCTTCAAAGTTTAATTCTCCTTGAAGACCTGATTTTACTATTGTTTTAAAATCTGCAAACGTTAAATCTTTCTCATCAAATGGATGTGACATATGTCCTGCAGCACCGCCTTCTAAGATTAAAGATTCTTGCAGATTAGAAAACTTCTCAACGATAAATTCGTCAAATGTTAAAATTTTATTTTCGTATCTTTCTGATAAGAAATGAGCAACATATTCTTCTCTAGTCATACCTTGCATATCTGCATGATGCTGAATAAAGTCTACGAAGTTGTTATCTAGTTTCATTTATATTACTAATATAATTAAAAAAATCGACCTAGAAAAATTCTAAGCCAATTTTTTTTTAATTTATAATCCTTTTACCCAGGATTTAAATAGGTCCCAGTTACGAGTTGCAAATACGCCAAATGCAAATCCAGCATAGATTTTATAGCCAAACGCCCATAAAGCAAGTCCAGCAATAAGGCCTAAAACGCCTTCAACTCCGTTTGCAACAACCCAAGTCTTAACGGCATTAAATGCCTTTTTAATAAATTCAATTACTTTTTTCATATTATTGTATGTTTAGTTAGTAGATTCAGTAGACACAGATTCGTTACATAGTGAAACTAATTCTTTTGCAATCTTTTCTGCTTTAGAACCTTTATGTCCGTACGTTTCAACTGTATCTAAAGCATCTTCCATTTCCATGCCATGTAATTCTCCAATGTCTCCTCCTCTTTCGTCTAAAAGATCTTGTAAGATATTTTCAGCTTCTGATTCGTTAACTACAGATTCAAACGCTGGAACTAATCCAGTTTCTGCGTAAATATCTGCCATCATCCATTTTTTAGATTTTTCATCCCATAAATAAATAAATTCTGCACCAGCTTCGTAATTTGCGTTTTTAATATAATCATTAATTTTATTAACGCTACCTGTCATTAAATTAGAATCTCCACCGTAGAAATTAATTTTCTTAATGTCTTTATCTAGACCTGAATTGTCTCCATTCTTAAGAACGAAATCTACATTCTTACCGCTTTTAAATGTTGATTTAATAATAGGTAACATATTTTCTGGGTAAGAATCGTAGTGAGTATAAACTGAAGTAATATTTCCTTTTCTGTCTATTTTACCAAATTGGCCTCTAGTTCCTTCATTAAGAACGATTGCAACTGACTCTTCAATATAGTCTGCTAAACCTGCATCATCCCATCCTAATTCTCCATCTGCTAATACCGCTTCTAAATCCTCTCTTTTACCTTGCATAGTAATTTCAGGGTGACCAGTTGGTCCTGATTTTACCATATCGATGATTTTAACGTTATTCTTCTTTAAGAATTTTAAGAAATCTTTATCTTTAGGATTCATAGCGTCCATTGTGACGGTTGCTTCAAAAACAAGGTTAGACTCCTTTAATGATATTTCTTCTTCTGATAATTGGTATTCAACACTCTCATTAGCTGCATTAAAACCTGCTAATAATTTTTCAGCGGTTGAACCTTCGCCAATAGATTCTAAATACATTGCTGTTCCTTCAGCAATTCCAGGACCTGACCATCCCGCTGCATTTGAAATTCTAGAATAATATTCATCTAGAATTTTCATAATGTTTTTTGCACCAACGATAATTGCATGTTTTCCTAAAGATTCAGGAGAAACTGAAATACTGTTTAATCTACCTTTGATAATTTTTTCAGTAGCTGATCTTGCTGAATGAAAGTTAGCGTCAGTTAGAGCTTCATTATATAAATATTTAATAGCTCCTAAATAAGTTACTTTATCTGCTGTTAGACTTCCCAACTCTGCAAAAATCTTTTTAAATTGAGTTACTACCTTTTTAGCATCTCTCTTATATCTAATATCTAAAGCTTCTGAAATTTGCTCTTCCGACTCTTCCGTTTCTTCAACTTCTTTTTCAACTTCAACTTCAATTTCTGCAATTTCTTCTTCAGAAACGTCTCCGAATATTTTTGAGATGATTGTTTCTTTTTGGTCTTCTTCTAAACCTTCAAAAGAAGTTAGTCCTAGTTCATCTAGGATAGTAGCTATTTTACCAACAGCTTCTTGTCTTTTTAAATTATTTTCTTCTCTAAGTTTATTAGCGTTTTTTTGTTTTCTAATTTCGGTAAAAGACTTAAAAGAAGAAATTTTGTTTATTTCTGCCATTTTGTTGTATAATTTAATTTTGTTTCGTTATTCTATATATCTCCTTCAAATTTGACTTTCTTAATACTATACTCAAATTTCTCTTGTTTATATATTTTCTGCCTGGCTTTACTATGTTTATACAGATAATTGTCCCATTCGTCAGTTCTAATGTCATCTACGAAATCAACTATTAATACTGCTTCTTTAGATTCATGCTGCCTTAGGCCTCTACCTATGGACTGTCTGATGATTACCTCGGACTTAAAGGACTCTGTAAAGAAAATGTTGTGTATTTTCTTAATTGATATACCCGTCGAGAAGGTGCCGTAACTTGCCACGATAACAACTTCATCGCCTGCTTCCATTTTCTTCTTGTATTCTTCTCTAATATCTTTATCCGTTCCTCCGTCTACATAGTAAACTCTTTTGTCGGTGTTTTGCCTTAGGTGTTCATATATTTTTTTGCCATGTTCAATTCTATGAAATAGTACCAATGAATTCTTAGGAACTCTTCCTATAACGCTACATATAAAGTTTAATCTACCAAATGAATTAATTATATAGTTTTGTTCCAGTTGAAAAACATCCTTTCTATCATACTTATTAAACGCCAATTCTTCAAATGCCTTTTTACTCGCTTCAGGAGCATAATCCATCTCGATGACCTTTACTTTACATTTAGCAATATGCCCTTCTCTTTGTAAAAAGTTTGCCTTTACTTCGCTAATTACAGGGCCTGTTTGACTCATCAGAGTTAACTTGTCTAAAGATCCATCTTTAGGAATTGTACCTGATAAACCATACTTATATTTTGCGTTAGTACATTTTTGTAATATCGTCTTAATAGAATTGGACTTTGCTTTGTGTGTTTCATCTACAATAACTGCATCGAATTGTTGAAAGTATTCTTTGGATTTTTTAACTAGAGATTGATATGTACCTATTACTACATTTCGATCTGACTTTATTTTTTGACCTGCATATATCTGTTGTATTTTTAGTTTTATTCTATTCTTATTATTGTATTCATGAAAATCTTCGTGAGCCTGTACAACTAAAGAAACATTAGGAACTATAAATAATATCTTTTCTGCTTTTTCTTTTTCTAACATGTATGCAACTGTTAAAAAGCTAATAAGTGTTTTTCCGGCTGAAGTCGCTAATTCAGCTAAGCACCTTCTAAATTTAAGAATGTTAAATGATGTTTCTACCTGATAGTCTCTTGGCGTAAATTTACTACCTTTAAAAAACTCTAAAGCCCATTCTTCAAAGGATTCTGCATTTATGTTTCTATCAAAAAGTCTTTGAATTCCATTGAGTTTTAGGTCAAACTTATACTCCTTACATATGAGCATAACATATCTCCAAAGACCAGCAGGAATCCACTTATCGTCTTTGATATATGAAACATATCCGTCCCATATTCCTTTTTTAACCAGAGGATTAAATCTCCAACTATCAATTCTTTTAGTTAAAGATATTTTAATCTGCTCTAATTCTAATTCCTCAGCTTCGTCTATTCTAAGAAACTGATTGTCTTCCGTTAGAGTTAAAATCAATTTTCATTTAACTTTTTTTATAATCTTGAAATATCAAGGCGATTCTTTATTGCAAAGCCCATATTATCAAGAGTTTTTACTGAACCTTCGATGAAGGCCTTTTGGCTTTCAAGTAAATCCAAAATTTGCTTGTCGTCTGAAAGATCCGCTTCAATAAACCTTTCTCTTTGTTTATCCGTAATCTTATAATCAAACTTATAATATTCAATCCATTTTTGTTTATACATCTTATCGACAGTTCCTTTTTGTGTTCTTATTTTACCTCCTATGGTTGCAAGGTTTTCAACTAAAATCTGCCTATAACTCAATGTATATGAGCTAACTTCTTCCAGGTTAATTCCTTCTTTTAAATTTTCGGTTAATTCCTTAATTTTAGAAGTCCATTCTGATCTTTGGTTTGCTAGATATTCGTCGAGTTGGACAATCTTAGATTTATTAGATTGTTCTGTCATATTGTATTATATTAAAATAATGAATTATTAGAATTTCTTTTCACATATACTTCACTTTTAAATTTCTTTTTAAATTTAGGAGTGATTTTAATTTCTTTTTCTTTATGGTTAACGTCGGTAGAATCAAACCCTAAAATCATTTTAAGATTTTTATGTCTTTTACCATCTTCTTCGAATTTGTCAAGTTCGTCGTTTACCATATTAATATAGTCTATCATAAATAATAAGCATCTAGTCGTGAATCACTAAAATACTTATCTATATTTGATAGGCATTTGTTTTTTGTTTTCCATGCAGCAATTACAAGATCGTTAAGATCCTTAATACTGCTAGGATATTTATCCATCTTTGTTTCTGACATAAATTTATCCCATGTAAACACTTGTTTTCCTCTTTTAAGCTTTTGCATCATTTTATTTTTACCTGCTTCGTCATTATCAAACATGTATCTTATTGTAGGTATTTCATCTAATTCGTCAGTAGATCTAGTAACAGATGCCAACGCAATAGAGTTGGGCATAAATAGAGAATCTAAAGGTCCTTCAAACACAGTACAGGGCATTTGAAAATTAACTGTCATAATTCCAAAGAGAGTAGATAATTTCTTAGCTGAAATAAGCTGCTCTTCTTCTAGTGGAATTTCCTTATTCATTTCTTGATATATTTTTTCTATATCATAAGTTAAATACCTTGAATTCTTAGATTTTCTAAGAGACCTACTCTGAAATCCTATTATCTTTCCTTCAGGCGCAAGATTTAAAACCAATATTCTTTTATCTCTAGGTGAATATAGGAAGTTATTTAATTTTTTATGTAGAAATCTATTCTTTAAATAAAAGAATGCAGGATCACCTGGTTCTATTTCTACAAGCTTAAAAGCTTTCTTTAATTCTTTTCTAGTAGGAGATAAATCATATAGAGTTTTAAACACGCCATGCTGAAGGGTGTCAACTTCGTTCACAGATACTTTGTGTTCTTTAATATACTCAATGATCGTAATAGAATCTTGAGTATCTTTAAATTTTAGATGGTGATCTTTTAAAAACCCATAAAGATCAGAGTGCTGGCCGCAATTAAAACAGTGAAATTGTAATGTCGCCCAATATAAATTACCTCTTTTTTTATGCGTCTCACTATGTGAATCTCCACAATAAGGGCATGCCAGGTTTAAACGACCTGGCATTTCCTTAATCATGTGCTTGTTAGGATCAGAATGTTCTTTTACACAAACTTGTTTAACTAAACTTCTGACCTTTTGCTTTAAATCTTCTGTGATTTTAGATTCCGATTTCATCTAAGAAAGAATCAAGATCATCACTATCCGATGTAGAAGTAGATGCTTCAGCTTTAGTAGGCTTAGATGTCATTGATTCTGGAAATTCAAAATCTGCATCGTTTCCTGTTGTAACTGCTTCTTTAACCGCTGCTTTTTTAGCAGTAGGTTTTGGAGAAGAAATAACTGAGTCTATCGAAGAACCTGGGTTAAGGTATTGTCTTAAAATACCGTTAACAAAATCAAGAGTTTCAGCATCCCACTTTTTATATCCATAAGGATCTAATGAAGGTGCAGAATCTAATTCAGCCTTGATAGCTGTCATAGCTTCTTGATTTCTTTCTGCAGGTTTACCATCTACTGCAATCGCTGATCTAGTCGCTGAGAATTTAGACTTATCATAGTTATTATATTCACCTTGGCGAGTAATAATAAGTTCAAAGTTCTTTCCTTCAAATAGGTCATAAATCTGAGTTGGTTCTCCAAATGCAGGCTTAGTTTCTTCCTCGATTTTTTCTTTAATTTTGTAACCGAATTTAAATACTTTGTAAGTTCCTTCTAATTCGGGGTTTTGAGGATCTTTCACTACTTTAATAAGAGAGTAATACTGTTCTCTACGCTTAAGCTTGTCGCTCATTTTACGGTCTACTGCTGAATCACTCTTACGAAGTTTGAAGAATGCATCTGCAATTGGACATTTATCTCCTACCGTTGAAGGTGAATCAATAAGTCTTCCATCGCCGTTAGCGTCAGTTAGCCAGTGTACATACTTTTTAACTAATGAATTTCTTGGGTTTGTTGGGTTTGGAACAAAACGAATAAGTGCTTTGTAAGTTCCGTCTTTACCATCATCTGCGGATGGTTTGTAGATCTCATTTGTAGAGCTTGAGCTCTTTGTTTCATGAGTTTCAACGTCTGAGACGCTGAGGTTAAAAATGTCAAAATCTGCCATGTCTTTAATTACTTTAATTTACGTTAATGTCTTTAATCTTAAAAAACTTTCAATAGTTATATACGAGATTCCAAAAAGGTTTCACATAAATAACTAATCTATATATTCGTATTGTAGGGGTAGGGGGATGAATTATGAATCAGAATACGTAGCGCCTGTTTCGTCAATCCACTTAGAAGATGAATTTGGAAGCCTTGCCAAACCAGCTTTTCTTAAAATATCTACCATTTCATTTTCAGATATTCTATTTTGATTTACCATATCACTTAAAATTTCTTTAAGCTTTAGCAAATAAACGGGTGGAATGTTATTTTCTTTACTCATGTTTTATATATCTTTTAAATTATGAAACTTTATGGGAGAAAGTAAGTATAACTTAAGCCTTTAAGCCTCAGTGGTAAATCTAATCTTCAGTGGCCGACATCTTTGCTCTAACAAAATGAGTTAAAAAGTAAGCATCAACTAAATCGTCAAAAGGTTTTGGTATCTTTTTAGAAGGTCCAATTTCCTTCACACAAAAATCTAAAAGAGGGTGTTCTGCTAAAACTTGATCTCCTAATATATTACTTAAGAAGGCATCCCACAATTGAGACTTATTCATGTTTCCTTTTCCAGCGTGTTTCTTAATTGTAGTGGGAGCAATGGTTTGAATGTCTAAGATTTCAAGTTGACTTAGCATTCTTTCTTTAAGTATTGCTGCTCCGGCCGCCATATCTATAATATTATTAGTTCCCATCTTTGAACCAAAAGAAGTTCCTTCAAAGGAAATAATATACTGCTTCTTTGTTTTTGTAATACCCGTTATTAAATTAATAATGTCATCTGCGGTTTTAGCATACCTTTTTATCTTTGCTAATTCAACGCTTGAATAATCTGCACCATGTTTTCCCCAGTCGGGTTGATTAATAAGGGTAACTCCCTTTAAATGAGATATATCTTCTTGCCATGCTCTTTCTTTCTTAGTGCCTTGGCCTTCTTTTATATATGAAATAAAATGATACTTATTGGTGTCTTCCTGATATATGCATATCCCTGGAGAGTTTAAAGAAAAATCTACTGAAACGTAATTCAAATTAAAATTGTTTTCCGATAGCAGCACCTAATCCAGCACCAACTAATCTTGAAGTTAATAAATCGTAAAATATACCCTTTTGAATTCCTAGCACTTTAGCAACTGTCTTGCCTATTGTTTTACCTAAAGCAAAACCAGTAAGTCCACCGAAAATAGAACCTAAGAAACCTTCATTCGTAATTTCTTCATTAAATCTTTCAAAATCAAATGTTCCGTCTTCATTAGCGTATTGTTTAGTGAACTCTTCTAATGCAGCATCCACCTTTTCTTCTAATTCGTCAGTCCATTCAGATTGTAATGATTCTTGTAATATTTGAATCTCATCTTGGGTAACGTTTTTTTCGTCTAAATATTCAAAAAATGTTTTCATGTTTGTTGCTATAATTATTAGATTATATATCTTCGTCTATTTCTAAGATAATGTTAAACTTATTGTAATAGAAATTTAAAGTAAATGTGGAAAAATCTGCAACATTACTTGACATATTTAGTTCTAGTTCACTAATAGAATTTAAAATTGGCTTTTCAAAAACGGCACTCATTATATGTATTCCTTCTGAGTCTAATATCTGAAGCTTTAAATCGTTGATAAATGGGTCTCTATTTTCCTTTGAGTAGTAATATAATAAAGTGTCCTGCATTATCCAATAATTGATATAGCCGTCAAGTAACTGCAATTCTATAGAGAATTGTCTTTCAACTGTATTTTGTATTGGAATAGAACCCCTATGATATGTTATAGTTCCATCGTTAGGCGACTGTTGTATAGGATCGAAATTTATACCTGGCATAGACAGCCCTTGTATTGAATAATTTACAAAATCAATGGGTTCACTTATTAAATTACCCGGCATTTTTGTTAAATATGGCATATACTTATCTCTAACCTCCTTTGGGATAAAGGTTCTAGGGAACTTAAAATTAAATAGATTATTTCTACTGTTTAAAATCATTATATAATATTTACTTTTCCGTAATAGAGTAGAGATTCAGTTTCCCCGTTCTTTATGTTAATATAAAACTTATCTGAAAATTTATTAGTGTCTTCCTGATCAAATCTTACTGCAGTAGATCTTGGGACTTTAAAAAATACTTCTCCTAATCCTAAATCTACATTTGGAAACGAAGGGTCATGGGCTATTCTTTGTTCTGTTCTTCCGCTTTTTATAACTAAAATTATATTTTCTGCGCTTACAAGAGATACCGCTTTATTTCCTTCTTTAGAGCGTTGCACTATATTGAACTTTATAAAATTATCTGAAACTTTAGATAGGTTTAAAGTTGTTTTTCCTTTTCCGTAGAATTTTATCCTATTTAATTCTTCAGCCTCAGTAGAATCAGTATTAACATTAGAAGCGGAGGCACTTATATTATATGTTTCTAAAGCGACTGGGACATATTTAGTTTCTCCTACCGTAGGTCTTATAGAATTCACAAATTGGTTAAGCTCTCTGTTCACTGTAGTATTAGGGAGCTTATTATATATTATAGTAGGATCTACGTTTCTAAGATTTATTTTTTCCATTCTAGTACCATACTTTTTGGTATTTGTAGAAGTCATAGTAGAAACTTTGATAATTTGTGTATTATCAGTTTCGTTATAAATTCTCATGGTGTGTCTTATAAAAAACGCACTAGCAATATTTGCATTAAATATAATTGGTCTGAAAGGAATAGGAGCTTCATAGTTCGCAGTTTGAGTAAATGTCA